AGCGACCAAACTTACTAAAGATAAGGTTCGCGTATTCGCTGGTTGCGAATTTGCTTTCACATTACTTGTGCGCAAGTATTATTTGTCCATCATTCGCGTAATTCAAACCAATTGGGATGATTTCGAGTGTGCTGTGGGCATTAATGCGCATGGTCCAGAATGGACACGTTTGACTAAAAAGCTTACCAAGTATTCAACTACACGTATGATTGCTGGTGATTATGCTGCTTATGATAAGCGTGTTTGTCCTGAAGCAACGCTTTCCGCATTTGATGTTATGATTCGTATGGCTGAAAAAGCCGGATATACGGCACGTCAATTAACGATTATGCGCGGTATTACTACAGAGATTTGTTTGCCTATTTATGAATACAATGGCGTTTTTGTCAAGGTATTCGGGTCAAATCCGTCTGGACATCCACTGACTGTGATTATTAACAATTTGCAGAATAGCATTTATTTGCGATATGCTTATTATGCTCTTTATGAAAATGAGCAAGTACCCCTTTTTCATAATCGGGTAGCTCTTATATGTTACGGAGATGATAATGCTATGAGTGTACATGAGGACGATAAAAAGTTCAATCATACAGCTATTTCTAATGAATTGGCTAAAGTAGGTATCAAATACACTATGGCAGACAAAGAAGCTGAATCAGTTCCTTTTATTACTTTGGAAGAAACTTCTTTTTTGAAGAGAGGTTTTGTGTACAACGAAGTTTTAGGCAATTGGGTTGCACCCATTGAAGAAGCTTCTATTGTTAAGTCACTCCATAATTACATGTCACGACGTGGATCCACGGCGTTGCCAGAAGAAATTGCTGGTGATGCCATAAAGAGCGCTGCTCGTGAATATTTCTTTCATGGTAAAGATGTTTATGAATTGCGCAAAGAACAATTGGAGCAAATCCGTGATATTCATGGATTAGTTACTTTTGTGGGTGAGTTGCCGTCGTACCAGGATATGGTAGACAGTTATCTCGGAAAGAAACTTAAAGCAGTTGATATTGCTGATCCAGGCGTATTGATGCTGCATTAAGTATTTTCAGCCCCGTCGTGGAGACGTTAAAATCCCGTCGTGGAGACGTTAAAATCCCGCTGGGCGCGTAATTACCCTCCGCGAAGTTCATCGCGGAATCGCTAAAACGAACTGTGATATACCTGATTTACCGGCATTATAACCCGTCCCCAGACCGAGAATTTAGTGTGAGGAAAGTATATCATGGACTGTAACGCTCCTATTTAGGAGTAGCTTGGTCAGCTAAAAATGTGGGCTCTGTCCAATCTATTTTAAGGGAAATAGATTAGGATAATCATAAATACACCTTAATAAGTTTAATGTAACAATAAATACTACTAATACAGAAACACAGACACAGATGGTGTCATTTAAGGATCAGAATCCATCGTATACATATTCGGTGGATTCCCAGCCCGATGAGACGTTCAAAACAGCAGAGAACAATGATGCTGATTTGGGGTCTTTCTTCTCCCGACCAATCAAAATTGATTATTCGTGGAGTACATCCGTTCCTGATTTTTATCAGAATTTTAACCCGTGGACAACATTTTTCGAAAATCCTCGTGTTATTAATCGTATATCAAATTTTAATAACTTGCGATGTAAGTTGCATGTTAAATTTTTGATTAACGGAAACGGATTTCATTTTGGAAGATTGATGGCCAATTACAAACCATTGCATCTTTCGGATGATTTTTATGTTGATCGAGGTTTAAGTCGATTAGACAATGTGGCAGCTTCCCAAAGACCGCACATTTACCTTGATCCAACAACATCTTCAGGTGGTGATATGATATTACCTTTCTTCTGGCCCAAAAACTATTTGAGTATACCTCGACAGGAATGGCGTGAGATGGGAGAAATTTCTATTAGAACCTTGCAAAATTTGCAACATGCAAATGGAGCTTCAGATATAGCACGTATTTCAGTGTTTATCTGGGCTGAAGATGTTACTTTATCTATTCCTACTTCAACAGAACCTGGTGGACTTGTTCCACAATCTGGAGAAGATGAATATGGTAAAGGACC